CTACAGACCCCTCGCCCCCGCTTCGAATAAACATGCTCAAAATTACGAAATGGGCTTGACGCGATAGGATTTTGATATGGGAAGACCTCCGAAACCAGCTGAGATCAAACGAGCGACCGGTCGCACGCCGGGCCATGACTCAGGCGGACGTCCGTTGCCCGAACTTGCGAACGTTACGATCCTGCCGATGGCTGAGATCAAACCTGAAGCTCCAGCAATGCTTGGGGAAGATGGCAAGTTGTTCTGGAATAGGATCTGGGATAACGCAATAACTTGGCTTTCTCCCGTCTCTGATCTGAGCGCAATTGAGAATGCCGCCAAGCTTGCTGATGCCGTGACTGCGGCCCGGACCAAGTACATGGCAACCCTTGAATCTGCGGACGGTCGAGCTTATGTCCAGATCAATAAAGCTTTCACTGACTCACTCGCGTCGCTTGGATTTGATCCGGTATCGCGATCACGCCTTGGAGTAGCTGAAGTGAAGCGCGTAAGCGCCATCGATCAGCTTCTCGAAAAGAGGTTGAATAGAAAATAGGGGAAATCATGGGGAAACAAATTAAGGGCTGGCCGCCGCGTTATGTTTCACCACTGACCCCGGCGGATCTTAAAAAGACTCGCGGCGATGACATCATAGATTTCAGCGAAGCTCTTTGTTCGATTACAAAAGATTCAGTTGCCGGAGCAGCCGGAGAACCTTTAATCTTTAGAGACTGGCAAAAAAATTTAACTCGAGGTTTATTCTCGGTAAAACAAGATGGATCGTTAAAGCACAAGCGTGCACTGATCGGTCTTCCTCGCAAGAATGGAAAGTCCGCATGGCTATCTGCTCTTGCTCTTGAACATTTAGTTCTTGGTCCTACTGGCGGAGAAACATATTCCTGCGCAGCGGAAAAAGAACAAGCAAAAATTGTGTTTGGCACTGCCAAGCGCATGGTTGAAATGCAGCCCGAATTATCAGAGATGCTCGATGTATATCGAGACGCAATCTACAATCCAAAGACCGGATCGGTCTATCGGGCGCTTTCAGCGGAAGCATTTACAAAAGAAGGTTTGTCGCCGACATTTGTGGCTTTCGATGAGCTTCACGCTCAGCCAAACCGTGAACTTTTTGATGTTATGTCTCTCGCAATGGGTGCTCGCCGCGAACCTCTCCTGGTGGCGATTACCACTGCGGGAGTTAAAACTGATACTTCCGGAAAAGATTCTTTATGTTACCAGCTTTATGAGTACGGTAAAAGAGTTGCGAGCGGTGAAGTTGTTGATCCTAGTTTCTACTTTGCATGGTGGGAAGCAGATCCTGAATTAGATTTTCGAGATAAAAAATCTTGGGAGTCCGCAAATCCAGGATTCAACGATATCGTTGCGCAAGACGACTTTGCTTCAGCGGTGCTGCAAACACCGGAAGCTGAATTTAAGACAAAGAGATTAAATGTTTGGACTTCGACGTCTGATGCGTGGCTCCCTCATGGCGCTTGGGATTCTTGTCTTGATTCACGTACTCTCACAGAAGGCGGTCAAGTTGTACTTGGCTTCGATGGATCATTTAACGGAGACTGCACCGTAATTGTTGCGGTAAGCTGCGATGAAATTCCTCATATTGTTCCGCTTTATGTCTGGGAAAAACCAGAAGAAGCCGGGGCAGATTGGCAAGTTCCAATCCTTGATGTTGAAGATGCAATAAGGGAAGCTTGCAAGAAGTATGAAGTTTTAGAAATAGCCTGCGATCCTTATCGTTGGGCCAGAACGTTTCAGATCCTTGAAGAAGAAGGTTTGCCAGTGGTAACCTTTCCACAAACAGCTTCAAGAATGACGCCAGCAACAACTCGTTTTTACGAAGCTGTTGTTAACAAATCAATAACTCATGACGGTGATCCTCAAATGTCACGTCATATTGCTAACGCAACTCTTCGAGTAGATCAACGCGGATCACGTCTTGCAAAAGAAAAACGTGGATCAACTCGTAGGATTGACTTAGCTGTGTCGGCTGTAATGGCGCTTGAACGCGCCGTTTGGTGGCACGCACAGGGTGGGAATCTTCCCATGATCTTTGATCCGTGGACTATGGAGGACAACAATGCTTGACATTATTACCAGTGTTGCAGAAATTATCGGAGCAATTCTTATTGTTGCGGGTATTTTTATTCTTGCTGGAACAGGGGCCGGATTGATTTCAGCAGGAATTTCAATCTTTATCTTGTCATATCTCGCATCAGAACCGGAGCCTAAGCAATGAGTTTAATTAAGCGCGCAGGAATTGTTGGTCGCTATCCGCAATTCAACAACTACGTTGCGCCTCTTTCTCAGCTTTACGGTCAGACTAATATTACGTCTGCTGCCGGTGAGCGCATTGATGAGTGGACAGCTCTTGGAGTAAGTGCAGTTCTTGGATCTGTATCGCTTCTTGCTGACGCTGTAGCTTCACTTCCTCTTCGTGCATATCGCACTGCAAATGGAACACGCGAAGCAATTCCTCTTCCAGATATTATTTCAAATCCAGATCCGGAATCAAATTCATATGAATTAATTCACCAAACTATGGCGTCTCTTGCTCTTCACGGCAACGCTTATATTCATATTGATCGTGATCGATCAGGTAATGAGATTGGTTTAGTACCTCTTCACCCTTATCAAATGCAGGTTTTACCTACTGGAGATCAGATTGGTCGCAAGTATTTGCACCTTGGGAACCCAATTGATGCACAAGATTTGATTCATATTCGTTGGTTTACACCTCCTCAGTCACTTGTTGGTGTATCTCCAATGATCCAAAATCGCAATTTGATCGGTATCGCGCTTGCTATGGATCGTCACATTTCACAATTTTATGCTGAAGGTGCAACACCTTCCTCAGTATTAGAGACAGATCAGAAGCTTACTTTAGATCAGGCTCGTACAATTCAGGGTACATGGGAAGCTACTCATCGTCGTCATCGTCGTCCCGCTGTGCTTTCCGATGGTCTTAAATGGAAACCAGTTGCAGCATCAGCAACAGATCAGCAAATGATTCAAACTCGTGAACAATTAATCCGAGATATTGCTCGCATATTTAGAATTCCCTCACACTTAATTGGCGCAACTGGTGATGCTCAGACTTACCAGAACGTTGAACAAGCTTCTTTGAATTTCTTGGTTCACACAATCATGCCGTGGCTTCGTCGTTTAGAAGTTGCGTTTAGTCGATTGCTTCCACCAGGAACAGACGTTGCTTTTGATACTTCTGCTCTTCTTCGTACTGATGCTCTTACACGCGCTGAGGTTGGAAAGATTCTTGTATCAACCGGACAACGTACACCAAACGAATTAAGAAATCTTGATGGCTTTGAGTCTTATGAAGGCGGAGATGTATTCCACCAAGCATTCCAAGGAACGGCGTTAGCGGGTGGCGAATTGCCACCTCTTGGCACCGATTCAGATCCTTCAACACCAGTCATGGGAGTAATCGAATAATGGCCGAGATGTATCGAGTACCAAAAGCATTACGTGAGCAGGTAGAAATTCTTGATACTGATCTTGCGTTAACCATTAGGGGAAATGAAACTGTAACTTTAGAAACTGTCGTTGAAATCCGCGACGCATTTGATAGCTCATGGGCTAAAGAAATCTGCGACAAGGTTACAAGAGACGCCGCGATAGTTTCTCAAATACCTAAGGAGACACGCATGGCACCCGAAGGAACACCCGATCTAATTGAGGAATTAACCGAATGCCTCGGTGATGTTGTCTCAATTTACTTCCGCGCTCATGGAGCTCACTGGAATGTTAAAGGTCCAGACTTCAGCGAATACCATAATCTCTTTGCTGAGATTTATGAAGACATTTATTCAAGCATTGATCCAATTGCTGAGAATCTTCGCAAGCTTGGAGCTGCTGCTCCTTTCAAATTAGCGGACTTTATGGCTCTCTCTGAGCTTCCAGATGCCAATGTTGGATCTGATGCACGCGCTTTAGCTGCGGATCTACTTGCAGTAAATGACATTGTTCTTGATCAGCTTTCAGATGTTTTTGAATGTGCGACCAATGAAAACCAGCAAGGAATTGCAAATTTCATTGCAGAACGTCTTGATATGCATCAAAAATGGAAATGGCAACTATCTTCTTCTCTTGGAGTTGACATCGTAGAGCCAAATCCAGATCCTCTTGATCCTTCTGGAGTAGATCCAGATGACCAAGAAGGTGCAGCAAAAGACTGGACAGCACCAGATTTAATGCCTCGTTCAGAAGAAATCACCGTAGAAACTCAGGGTAATGAGGAGTTAACGATGCAAGAAGAGCGTAAAGTAGCAATCGCATCAGCTGAAAGAATCACCATGAACGCCGAAGTTCGTGCGGTTTCTTCTGAAGATGGATCGCTTCGCGTTGCCGGATATGCTGCAACATTTAATTCTGAAGCAACCGGACTTAATTTTCGTGAAGTAATTGCTCCTGGAGCTTTTACTCGTACGCTTCAATCTGGAAATCCCGTCTTCCTTCTTGTCAATCACGATATGGAAGCAATTCCATTAGCGTCAACACAATCTGGAACTCTTCGTCTATCTCAGGACAAAATTGGTCTTCGTATGGAAGCTGACCTTGATCCTGCAAACCCTAAGGCGCAGGAATTGGCTTCAGCTTTGAAGCGTGGAGATGTTGACAAGATGTCTTTTGCTTTCTCAGTAGGTCCAGATGGTCAAACTCGCGAAGAGGGTCTTCGTACTCTTACTGATCTTGATCTCTTTGAGGTCTCAGTTGTGACATGGCCAGCGTATGACTCAACATCAGCATCAATGCGATCCGCAGGCGAAGAGGATCTTGATCTTCGTAAGCGTCAACTTGCATTGAAATTTAATCAATATTCCCTTCGCAAGAAGCGTAAGGGTTAACCCTCGGCGCGAACGCCCCGACGGTCTTCACACACATCAATAGAAAGGGACAAAATGTCTCTAGCAGCAAAGCTCATTGAGCAGCGTGACGGTCTTGTCGCCGAGGTTGAAACAACTCTCGCGGCAGAAGACGTTACAGCAGAAGCTCTTGATGCAGCATCAGTAAAGCAAGATGAAATTGCTAAACTTGATGAGCGCATCGCAGTTGCACAAACAAATGAAAAGCGTACAGCTGAACTTGTGGAATCACGCAAGGAATCAAAGGTCGCAACATTTGGCGGAGCAACAGTAACTCGCGAAGCAATGACATATGACCGCGATGGAAAGAATTCTTTCGTTCGCGACATGATCAACGCTTCACTTCGTAACGATTCTGATTCATGGTCTCGTTTGCACCGTCACCAAGCTGAAGTCGCAGTTGAAACTCGCGACATCAACCGCACCGACACATCTGGTGGAGATTTTGTACCACCAATTTACCTTACAAACGAATACGCAGAGTTTGCTCGTGCTGCTCGCGTAACCGCTGATCTTCTTACTGGAATGGCTCTTCCGTCCGGCACAGATTCGATCAACATTCCCCAGATTTCTACCGGATCGCTTTCAGCGTTCCAGGCATCTGATAACTCAGCGACAACAACTCGCGATCTTGTAACTTCAACAGTTACAGCGCCTGTTCGTACGATCTCTGGTTACGAGAATGTTTCTATTCAGCTTGTTGAGCAAAGCCCTCTTGCTGGTGGTCTCGATCGTATGATCTTTGGCGACCTCATGAAGGATTACGCACTTCAGTTGAACACAGCAGTTGTTGGTAACGGCGATGGAACATCAGGTACACTTCGTGGCTTGATTAACCTTGGCGCAGATACTACAAACGGCATTCCTACAACATGGACCGAAACAACACCTTCAGCAACAGGCGGCTTGACTGCAATGGCTAAGGCAATTTCTAAGGTTGTTACAAACCGTTACCAGGACGTGGAAGCAATTGTTATGCATCCAGCAACTTGGTACTGGTTCATGAGCCAGGTTGATTCTTCATCACGTCCACTCGTGGTTCCTGTTGCAGCTGGTCCATTTAACGCTAACGGCGTTGTTGACGCACCAGGCGCATCAAAGGGTCTTGTTGGAACAATGCACGGCGTAAAGGTTTACGTTGATGCAACACTTCCAAAGAACTACGGCGCATCAACAAACCAATCTCCAATCTTGGTTGGTAAGTTTTCAGATAGCTACTTGTTTGAATCAGGTGTTAAGACTCGTGTACTTCCAGATGTATTGTCAGCTAACTTGACAGTGCGTTTCCAGGTTTATGGTTACACAGCGCTTGCTCATCGTTTCAACAAGGCAGTTACAACAATTGCCGGAACCGGTACAGTTGCACCTTCAGGATACTAATTATCCTAGCTTTGACGCTGGCTCTACCTTCGGGTAGGGTCAGCGCCTTAGCGCAACATTTAAGGGGAAATTATGCAATCAATTTTTTTAGAAGGTTTAACTACAGCAAGAGATTTAGTTAAACAAAAAGGAATTGAAGCTCTTGAAGCTTTGATCCTAGAACATGAAAAAGGTGTGATTGAGACCGCCGCTGTAGATCCACGAGTGGAAATACGATGAAAATTAAAGACAAAGTTGCCATAGGAATGGTGAACGACGGATCAATTAATGCAAATTTAGTGATTGATTTGATCCAGATCTCACGAAAGAGATCAGACAGATTTGATTCTTTTGTTCAAGTTTCCAATATAGGACTTCTTACAAGGTCTCGAAATCTTTTAGTTAAAAATTTTTTAGATCAGACTTCAGCTTCCTGGCTGCTTATGATTGACTCAGATGAACGTTTAGAATTAGAAACGTTTGATAAATTGGTCAATGCGGCTCATGATAAGGATCGCCCGGTAGTATCAGCGCTGGTATTTGCTGCCTTTTTTGATGATGATAATCATCTTCGGCCCATTCCTACCATTTATCGCGATCTTCCTGAATCTGGTCTTCAAGCAATGGACGATTATCCAATTGATGAAGTGATTAAGGTCGATGCTGCCGGAACTGGCTGTCTTTTGATCCACCGATCAGTCTTACTTGAACTTCAGAGCAAAGCTACAGAGAATCAGGGTCCAGATTGGGCTTGGTTTGTAGATGGAGCAATTGCCGGACGTTGGTTTGGTGAAGATCTGCTTTTTTCCAAGCGTTTAGGATCTCTGGGAATTCCGATCCATGCGCACACTGGCGCAATCTGCGCACACAATAAAACTTTTTGGCTCGATCAGCGTCATCACAAGCCGTTTCGCGAGGCGGCTTTGGAAAGTAAATCTAAAGCATCGGACTAGTTGTTACCCCCTGGCAGCTAGTCCGATGCCTCTATAAATCAAGGAGATCCTAGTGGCAACTAATTACCCTGGTGGAGTGGATAACTTCTCTAATCCAACTGCAACAGATTATCTTGATTCAGCCACAGTTCCACACGCTACACAGCACGCGAATACAAACGACGCAATTGAAGCGATCGAAGGTGAGCTTGGAACTAATCCGAAAGGATCTAAAGCTTCCGTAAAGGCTCGTCTTGATGCCGTTGATACATCAATTGCAACAATATCTTTAACAACTGGTCCAACTGGTCCAACTGGCGCACAAGGAATTCAAGGTTACACTGGTCCAACTGGTCCAACTGGCGCACAAGGAATTCAAGGTTACACTGGACCAACTGGTCCAACAGGATCTACCGGCGCGGCATCAACCGTTACGGGTCCAACTGGACCGACTGGTGCAGCATCAACCGTTACGGGTCCAACTGGTGCCACTGGCCCAACTGGAGCAAGCTATTCAGGCGTAACATCAACAACATCAAACGTAATTGGTACAGGATCTTCTAAATCTTGGACGATTACAGCAGGAAGCGCTTTTGTTACTGGTGCTCGTGTTCGAGTAGCATATACAACAACACCAACAAATTATGTTGAAGGTATAGCAACCGTTTCTGGAACAACATTAACCATGACTCCAGATGCGTCTTCCGGATCGGGAACATTTACAGCTTGGACGTTTTCTATTGTTGGAAATGTTGGATCTACGGGACCAACTGGACCAACCGGACCAACTGGTGCAACAGGTATCCAAGGCGTAACTGGTCCAACGGGTCCTACTGGCGCAACGGGTGCAGCTTCAACCGTAACTGGTCCAACTGGAGCAACCGGACCCCAAGGTGCGCAAGGTATTCAAGGAATTCAAGGTGTTACTGGTCCAACTGGTCCAATCGGAGCTACTGGTCCAACTGGATCTACCGGCGCAGCATCAACAGTAACCGGACCAACCGGAGCTCAGGGTCCAACAGGTCCAACTGGCGCTACAGGATCTCAAGGAGCAACCGGTCCAACTGGTCCTAAGGGTGTCGACGGTCAATCATCGAGTTACTTTAAGTATGTTTCTAAAACAACAACAACTTCTGGTGATCCAGGATCTGGAAATCTTTCCTGGAATAATGCAACGCAATCTGCTGCAACTCACTTATTCTTAAGTGATCAGACATCAGATAATGTTGATATTAGTATTTTCTTAACAACTTTAAAAGCAAACGATGTTATCGTTATTCAAGACGCAACAACTGGATCTCAATATCAACGCTGGACTGTTAGCGGAGCTTTTACTTATTATTCTGGTGTATATCTTGATATTCCAGTAACTGCTTCTAGCGTAACATGGTCATCGCCGAATAACAATCCAGTTATTCTTGTTGTATCGTCTCAAGGTATATCTGGAGCAACTGGTCCAACCGGACCTCAAGGTGCTACAGGACCTACAGGTGCAACAGGAACCGCTGGAACTAACGGAGCAACTGGACCTACAGGTCCAACTGGTGCAACCGGATCTACGGGATCAGCGGGAGCAACCGGTCCAACTGGAGCTCAAGGTTCGCAAGGTATTCAAGGTATTCAAGGTGCTACCGGTCCAACTGGCGCAACTGGAACGATCGGTGCAACTGGACCAACTGGACCTACTGGTCCAACTGGTGCAACTGGTGCAGATTCAACCGTAACAGGTCCAACTGGTGCAACAGGATCGATCGGAGCAACTGGTCCAACCGGACCTCAGGGAATTCAAGGCGCGCAAGGTCCAACTGGACCTACTGGTGCAACTGGAGCTGCTTCAACTGTAACCGGACCAACTGGACCTACAGGTCCAACGGGCGCAGCATCAACAGTGACCGGCCCAACTGGTCCAACGGGTCCAACTGGAGCTGATTCAACTGTAACAGGTCCAACTGGACCTACAGGATCACAAGGACCCACTGGTCCAACAGGACCTCAGGGACTTAATGGTGCGGCTTATATTGTTGATTATCTTGACGGCGGATCTAATGGAGCAACCGTAAACACCGATGTCATTTATGACGCGGGAACATCATCATCAACAACTTGGACTTATACAATCGACGCTGGACCTTCAGCGGTTTCATTCTAACCCACGGTAAAAGAGGAAAAACATGACATCACGTCTACAACAACGCCGCGACACTGCAGCTAACTGGACATCAAACAATCCAACTCTTGCTGCTGGCGAAATCGGTTATGAAACTGACACCGCAAAGTGGAAAGTTGGTAACGGATCAACAGCTTGGGCTTCTCTTGCTTATGCTTACACGGCTGGCGCGGCAGGAGCTACCGGCCCAACAGGTCCAACAGGTCCAACAGGTACAACAACCGGATTACTTGGTTTTGATCCTCAAACTGGAACTACATACACTCTTGTTGCGGCTGATGCAAATAAATTAGTTACAGCTTCAAATGCATCTGCAATTACAATTACAGTTCCGCCTTCAGTATTTTCTGCAAATGACGTAATTAATGTTCAACAAATTGGTGCGGGTCAAGTTACATTTGCAGCCGGATCTGGAGTAACAATTACATCAAATGGAGCAACATCTGCCGCTCCTAAACTTCGCGTTCAATATTCCGCATGTTCAATTATTTGTTCTGTAGGAGGCGCAACACCTTCATTTACAATTATTGGAGATATTGCCTAATGCCTATTCTTGGAATTATGAGTTCGCAAATAACTGGACACTTAAATATTGTCGCAGATATTCTTCTTGTTGCCGGCGGTGGTGGTGGACAAAGTTCATCTAACTGGAACGGTAATGGGGCTGGCGGTGCTGGTGGATTAATTTACAAATATTCAACAACGTTACCTTTAAGCACAAATTACATTGTAAATATTGGCGCAGGTGGCACTTCTGATAGCAATGGTTCAAATTCTATCTTTGGTTCTATGATTGCTTTTGGCGGCGGCTCAGGCGGCGGCGCAAATGGCGGATCTGGTGGTGGCGGAACTGGTCGCGGTGTTCCTGCACCTGTTGGTGGTACATCAACACAAACAAACAACGATAGCGGTACGGGTAAAGGTAACGCTGGTGGTACTGCAACATACGGAGATAACGGCCCATACACAAACGCAGGTGGTGGTGGTGGTGGCGCTGGCGGAGCAGGAGCAAGCGCATCTGGATATACCGGCGGTACTGGCGGTGTAGGTTTTTACGATTCAACTATTGATGCTATGGGTGCAGCAACATCTTCAGGAGATTTACAAGGCGGCCATTATTATTTTGCTGGTGGAGCCGCTGGTGTTTCTACAAATGGCACAAACCCCGCTGGTGGCTATGGTGGTGGTGGTAAATCAGATTATTCAGGTAGCGTTTCGGGAACTTCTTACAATGTAAAAACTGCTGGAACTGCTAATACTGGCGGTGGTGGTGGATCTGCGCAAAATTCTGCGGGTGGAGATTCAAATGGTAAGCAAGGTGGATCGGGAATTTCTATTGTTCGTTATCTAGGTTCGCAAAGAGCTCAAGGTGGAACTGTTGTAACAACCGGTGGATATACTTATCATAAATTTAATTCATCGGGTATTTTTAATACTTCAAATGCTCCAAGTGGATCAAAAGCAACCGGTGGAACTATTTTACAATCCGGCTCATATATTTATCATGCATTTTTAGGCTCAGGAACATTAACAACAACTTCATCATTTAGCGCAGATGTTTTTGTTCTTGCTGGTGGTGGAGGTTCAAGTTCCGATAACTCAGGTGGTGGTGGTGCCGGTGGTGCTCTTGCTTTTGCTTCGCAAACATTAAATGGAACTTACACAATTACCATTGGCGCCGGTGGTTCGCCTTATGCTAATGGAAATAATTCTCAATTTGGTGCTTTAACTGCAGCCGTTGGCGGCGGTCGTGGTGGTGGATATTTTTATGCAGTAGGAAGTGGCGGCTGCGGCGGTGGTTCGGGTTCTTCCGGGGGAACAGGCAACGGAGTGGGTACTGGAAGTCAAGGATATAACGGCGGATCTAGTAGTGATAGTTCCGCTGGTGCCGGCGGCGGCGGAATGGGTGGAGGGGGTTATTCTCCTCCTTCGGGCGCACACGGTGGTAATGGTGGGGTTGGTATTAGTTCAATAACAAACTTCTCTAATCTTTCTGCAACTTTAGCTTTAATTGGTATTGGTCAAAATGTAAGTGGAACTTATTATGTTGCCGGTGGTGGTGGAGCAGCTGGACGAACTAATCCGGGCAATTCAAGTTATGTGGGCGTTGGTGGATATGGCGGCGGCGGCACCGGTGGTTCATATACTCAAATTGCAGCAACAAATGGTTTAGCATTTACTGGTGGTGGTGGTGGAGGTTCAGATTTTGCAGCAGCAACACTAGGCGGTTCGGGAGTTGTAATTGTTCGATACGCAATCTAACAGGGAGAAAAATGACAAAAAATAATATAACTTCAATTAAACAAGAGAAAAAAACACAGTGCTTTAGCTTTGAAGTAACAATGCTAGTTCATATCATTGCAGACAATGAAACAATAGCAAAAGCACAGCTTGATGAAAAGGGCGGAATTGTCACTAAGCGCAACGTGAAATTACTAAACTCAGTAACACTTTACGGTGAAGAAAAGGAATAAAAATGGGTCATTATGCAAAAATTGAAAATGGAATAGTCACGCAAGTAATTGTTGCGGATGGTCCTGATTGGTGTGAGCAAAATTTAGGTGGAGAATGGGTTCAAACTTCATATAACACTTATGGTGGTGTTCATGCAAACGGTAAATTTCCAATTCATAAAAATTATGCCGGCATTGGATTTTCATTTGATGGAATAGGTTTTGCAGCACCACAACCTTATTCATCTTGGACTCTTAATTCAGAAACATATCTTTGGGAAGCACCAACGCCATACCCAACCGACGGCAAGCTATACCAGTGGGTCGAAGCCGACCTCAACTGGCAATCAATTCCAACCGAATAACCAAAGCCGGGGGGCAGCATGAAGATCGCCGTATATACAATTGCACTGAACGAGGAACAATTTGTAGATCAGTGGTATGAATCAGCTAAAGAAGCTGATGTTTTACTGATCGCAGATACTGGATCAACGGATCAAACTAGATCCAAAGCTGAAGCTTTAGGCATAACTGTAGTAAGTGTTCAGATCTTGCCTTGGCGCTTTGACGATGCTCGAAATGCTGCTTTGGCGGCCCTTCCTCTTGATATTGATTACTGCGTTGCTCTTGATATGGACGAAGTTTTGCTGCCGGGTTGGAGATCTGAGCTTGAATCTTTAGATCAAAGCGTAAATCGACCTCGATACAAGTACACCTGGTCCTGGAATCCCGACGGATCTCCTGGATTGACCTACGGCGGAGACAAGATTCACGCTCGAAAAGGGTTCAGATGGAAACACCCGGTTCATGAGGTTCTGACCTGCCAGGATCAAGAAAATCAATTATGGACCAAGCTAGAGATTCATCATCACCCCGATCAGAGTAAATCTAGGGGTCAATATTTTCCTCTTTTAAGATTAGCTATACAAGAAGATCCAACCGACGATCGAAATACCTTTTATTATGCCCGGGAACTCTTCTTTCACAATCACTACACCGAGGCGATTGCTCAGTTTAAGCGTCACTTAGCCCTTCCCAAAGCTGTTTGGAAACCAGAACGCGCCGCTTCCATGCGATACCTTGCCAAGATGGAAGATCAGGATCGGGAAAGCTGGCTTTTTAAAGCTATAGCAGAATCGCCGATCAGCCGAGAACCTCGGGTGGATCTTGCCGAGCATTATTACTCCGAAGGTCGTTGGATTGAATGTTATGCTATGGCCCAATCAGCGCTTCGAATTACACAGCAACCACTGGAATACCTAGTAGAATCGGATTCTTGGGGATACTTGCCTCACGATTTGGTTGCGATTTCAGCATATAACCTTAACAACTATTCAGAAGCTCTTGAGCATGGCAAAAAAGCCGTTGAGCTTGCTCCCTGGATTGATCGTCTTCAAGAAAACCTTAAACATTATGAAGGAGCTATAAGTGAGTGATATTCAACCTCGCGTAGTTGCTGCTCCATCTATGAATTGGCGCGAATCGCATGATGCGTCTCAATTTCACTATCGTTACAACCAAACTGGTGTGATGTATAACGAACCTTTAATTATTTACAACTATTACACAAACCGCGGTGACATGGGTATTCGAGTCGTTGCGACAACAAATATGAAAGGCAGATAATCATGGCAGTTTATGATTTAGGCGATGTTGTTGCTCTTGGCGTAACAATTACCGATGCGGCAGGATCACCAGCAAACGCAACTACCGTTGTTGCAACCGTTGTTGCTCCAGATGGATCTTCTACAACTCCATCGGTAACTAATTCTGGAACTGGTCTTTATGACATTAGTTACACACCAACAACTTATGGTCGTTACACAATCCGTTGGGTAGCAACTGGAACAAACGCAAGCGCTTATGCTGATGAATTTACTGTTCGCAATTTTGCAGATCTTGGAATTGTTTCACTTGATGAAGTTAAATCTCATCTTAATATTCCAGTCGCCAATACAACAAGCGATGACGAACTTCGTCGTTTTATTGATGCTGCTACTGATCTTTGTGAAGGCTATCTTGGCGTTGTTCTTGGTCGCCAGACATTTACTAGTGAAAAATATGATGGCAACGTAGATCACTTGCGTCTTCGTAATCCTAAGGCAATGAGCATTATTTCAATTTATGAAAATGATCTTCTTCTTGCTTCAACCGATTACGTTTTAGATCCAACCGGTCAGCGCATATATCGAGTAACTACCGGAGCAATTTCTAGTCCAAGTTACTTTGGAATCTTTGCTCCCGGAGCCAATAATATTGTTGTAAGCTATATTTCTGGATTTGTTAATCCTCCACCCGCTGCAAAGCAAGGTGTTCTTGAGACAATTCGTCACTTGTGGCAGACTCAACGAGGCGCTGCAAATGTAATCTCTCGTAACCAAAGTGGAGACGATTTCTATCCAGCATCAACATATTCATTGCCACGTCGTGCAATGGAACTTCTTGATCCTCTCTCCCTTCCTGGACTTGCCTAATGACAACGGTTGCGCTGCCGCAGCTGATCGATGGCATTAAATCAGCTTTAACTTCAGCGGCTTCTTTATCTGGCGTTCGGATCTTTGACGGGCCAGAAATTGATGAGTCATATCCCGGAGATGCGATTTGCGTTGGTCATGATGGATCTGAAGACGGTGAAGTAGCCGCCGGATCTGCGGTCAATGATTGGAATCTTGTTGGCGCTAAGAAAATGTTTGAACTTGGTGCTATTAATTGCTTCCTTTGGTCTTGGGACGGCGATACAGATATTTCTGCGCGTCGTACACGAGCTTATGCTCTTCTTTCTGCGGTGGATACTGTGATCCGTGCCGATCCAAGTTTTGGTGGAGTTGTTCTTTACTCAGGTTTAGAAACGCATTCACCAACCTACCGCCAGACTAACGCTGGCGCTGTAGTGGTAATTAACTTTACCATCGCTTATCACGCCCGTACTTAACAAGGAGAATCTCATGGCGCAAATTAAGAATGTCTCACCACTTGGCGACTTATCTGTCCCCGCTTTAGGCTTAACTGTTAAGGCTGGCGATGTCGTTGAAGTTTCAGTAGAAGCAGCAGCATCGCTTCTTGAACAAACAGAAAATTGGGCCGCAGCTGATCAAGCCGCAGCTTCAGTAATCCCAACCCCAGCAGCGCCGGATTCACCGGCTGCCGAATAGGAGAACAACATGGCAATCGGTTCCGGTATAGGTTCGCAGCTCGGCATTGCTACCGAGACAACCTTTAACAGCTCCGTCACTGTAACTCGTTTTTACGAATTCACTGACGAATCAACTCAATACAATAAGAAGATCAGCGAAGGCATGGGGCTTCGTGCTGGTGGACTTCTTCCTCGTTCGCAGCGTCGTGTTGTTACAACATTTGATGCTACAGGCGACATTAATTTAGATCTTCCAACAAACGGTCTTGGACTTCTTCTTGCTCACGCAATGGGATCATTTCCAACTAAAAGCGGATCGTCTTTCACGTTTACTCTTGGTGACACTTATACAAAGAGCTTTACTGCTCAGGTTGGTGTTCCTCAGTACGGCGGAACTGTTACTCCAAAGACTCTTACGGGTTGCAAAATTTCATCATTTGAACTTGGCGTAGGAGCTGGAGAACTTGCCGTTGGTAAGTTCAGCGTTGATGCCGCGGGTCTTACAACCTCAACATCTCTTGCAACAGCTTCTTATCCAGCAAACGGATCTATCTTCCACTTTGCTCAAGGCGCAATTACTCTTGATGGATCTGCAATTGCTAACGTTAAAGACTTCTCGGTAACCGTTGATAACGTTATCAAGACTGATCGTTACAATCTTGGAGCTTCTGGTGCTAAGGCTGAGCAAGTTATTAATGGTTTCCGTAAAATCACTGGTAAGCTTACCGCTGAATTTACAGATACAACACTTCTTGCAAAGTATCTTGCTGATACAACAGCTGCGGTTGCTTTAACCTTTACTGGAGCTGCCGGATCTGCGCTTTCAATCACTCTTTCAGCGGTCAAATTTGATGCTGATACTCCAAAGGTTCCTGGCCCTGGCGTAATCGATCTTGCGATGACTTTCACCGCATACGATAACGGTTCAGATGCACCAATGACCGTTGTTTACACAACTTCGGACTCTTCTCTCTAGAGTGTCCAAAGACATTGAGATCTCTTCTCAGGATCTCCTTAACTTCTACCGTCAGGTAAAAGAAGCCGATCCTCTGATCGGTAAGGAGCTTCGAAAGACTCTTGTCAAGTTGTCAAAAACCATTGTTGGCGAAGTCCAGCACGCAGCCCTTGATCTTCCATCATCTGGAGAAAAACATTCAGACGGAAAGATGGGTTTGCGTGCTGGAATCGCAGCAGCAACAGAGACAAAGATTAACCAGAGTAACCGAAGCGGATTTAGTATCCGTATTCGAGTCTCCGGAACAAAGTTTCAAGCAAAAACCGGAAAGTATAAAAAACTTCCGCGCTATGTTGAAGGTCTTTCTAAAAAACATTGGCGTCACCCTGTTTTTGCAAGCAAAGGATCTATAAACGGAACTTGGGACGGTAATTGGGTTGATCAAAAATCAACTCCATTCCTTCTTCGCACCGTACTACCTCACAAAAAAGAACTCAGAGAAGATGTATATGCAGCTTTTCTGGCAGCACTAAAAAAATCGCACGCACTAGATTAAGGGGAAAATAATGGCACTTGTACTTCGTGGTGAAAATTATCCAATGCCAGGAGAAGATAATCAACCGGGACCAACGGGTCGCGAGATTATTCAAATTGAAGACGGCTTCGGACTTGATGGTCTGACTCTTCTTAGTATTCTTGGAGAAGATGAACCACATCCAAACCCAAAATATTCAAAGGTTAAAGCTCTTTATGCTTTGACTTGGATCTGTTTAACTCGCGCTGGGAAAATTCTTTCAATTGACGACGTTCTTAATACGTATTCAATTGAAGAAATTGGTGTTGAGGACCCTGATCTAAAAAAATCGGTAACCGCCGAGCTTTAATCAGAGGCGGAACAAGACAAAAGATCCGCCAAAATATGGCGCTTCTATGTCATAACTATCCAGGAATTACACCGTTTAATGTCTGGGATATTGATATTGATATTATTAATGATCTTATTGCAGCTATTCCTCAAAACGATTAGGAGAAATCATGTCCAGTGATAAGTCGCTTGGCGTAAATCTGATCGGTCGTGATGTTTCTGCTTCCAAAGCATTAAAGAAAGTTGCAGATAGCGCAAAAGAAACAGGCGGGGCATTTTCTCGTATTAAAGAAATTGCTGCTGGTGTTTTTTCTGCACACTTGTTTGAAAAAGCTGGCGCAGAATTACTTAAATTTGGTAAAGAATCGTTAAACGCTTTTACAGACGTTGGCAAAGAAGTTGCAAAAACTCAACGCATGATTGGTGGCACCGTAGAAGAAGCTTCTAAGCTTCGCTTTGCGTTTATTGAATCTGGTCTTACCGTTGACAAAGCTCAAATGTCAATCAAAAAGTTTGCTCAAGCTATTGATTCTAATAATAAAAACTTCAAAGCACTTGGCGTTAATACTCGTGATGCTTCTGGGCATCAAAAGTCATTTAATTCGATCCTTCTTGATACTGCCGAAAAGTTTAAGAATATGCCAAACGGTATTCATAAGACGGCAATGGCGGTAAATCTTTTTGGTCGCACCGGTCTTGATATGCTTAAATTTCTTAATAAGGGCAAGGTTGGTCTTCAAGAACTTGAAGATGAAGCGCAGAAGTATGGTCTTGTTCTTACTAAAGATAATATGGCTGCAATTGGTCAAAGCATTGAAGCGCATAAAAAGCTTCATGCTGCAATTTCTGGTCTTCAGGTTCAGATTGGCGCGCATATAACACCAGCATTGACCAAGCTTACTGTTGCATTTACAACCATCTTCCCAATCCTTCTGAAGTACGTTAACCCTGCATTTAAGAAGGGCGCAGAACTTATTGCGCCATATGTTAATGTTATTAAAGTTCTTATTGCGCACGTTGTTCCATTAGTACAACATTTTATTCACGCAAAAGATAGTTTGTCAAAGTTTCACGATATTGGCAAGAATGCAAAGATTATTTTCCATGAAGTTGGAGAAGTATTTAAGATTCTTCTTTCCGTGCTGAAACCAGTATGGACGTTTATTATGAAGTATCTTGCTCCGGTCTTATTATTTCTTGTAGATGTTGTTTTTAAGGCTCTTGCTCTAGGTGCAAAAATTGTTGTTACTGCTTTGCGCTTTATTGTTGCAGTATTTAGAGACATTATTAATATTGCTCGCGGTGTTGGTCATATTATTTCTAATGTCTTTGGTTTTATTGTTAGTGGCGTTAAAACTTATATTAATACTGTCATTGGTTTAATTAACTTTGTTATTGGAATTATTGACAAGATTCACTTTAAGATCCCTTCATGGGTTCCATTCCTTGGCGGCAAGGAATTTGGCGTTCATATTCCAAAGATTCCGCTTCTTGCCAACGGCGGCATTGTTAACAAACCAACTCTTGCAATGATTGGTGAAGCCGGTCCTGAAGCTGTAGTTCCTCTAAAAAGAGGCGGCTTAGGTCAGGGAATGATTGTTCACGTTCACGTTGCCGGATCTGTTATTGCTGAAAAGGATCTTGCGGTTAAAGTCCGCAATGAGATGGCCCAACTTTTACGGCGAAAAGGTCTTAATCCGGCAATTCTGGGGGTTTAAGTGAGTGCTTTTGATGGTACAAATGGACCAACGCTTAAGGTTCAGTTCTACTTTGGCGGATCTTTCCAGACCGTTCCGGTTGCTGATCTAAGAAGCGTCGACATTAATCGAGGTCGAGCTCGCGCCGATCAGAAGATCGATGCTGGAAATATGAGCGTTGTCTTTGATAATAAGTCAGGTGATTACGATCCTGATAACCTATCTGGACCTTGGGTATCTGGTGGCGTAACCGCGCTTCGTGATGGTCTTCGGGCTCGAATGGTGGCTACTTGGTCGGGTACGGATTACGTTTTATTTGACGGATACCTTGAAACAACTGAGGTTGATGCAGGGTTTGATGCGTTTGTAACCATGACCTTTGTTGATGCAATTGCCAAATTCTCTAAAGTAACAGCTAAAGCTCTTAAAACAAGCGCTTATCAGGAAACAACCGCGACTCGAGTTGGTCGTATGTTGACTTATGCCGCATGGCCCTCAGGATCTTCATGGCGCAATATTTCCGGATCTGTTGTTATGCAAAAGACCGCTCAAGATCAGAATATTACTGACATGATTAACGAGTGTGTTCTTGCTGAAGCTGGCGGATTTTATGTCAGTCGATCTGGTGTGGCAACCTTTGTTACTAATACGGAAAAATTTAATCGTCCAACCCAGCTCTTGTTTGATGATTCTCGTGCAACAAACACCGTTGAATACAACAGTATTAAGACAACTCCCGGAACTCTTCAAGTTGTTAATAACGCTGTTGTTACTCGTGGAAAGCTTAAGCAAAAGACTTTTACATATAAACCAAGCGTAACAAAATATGGAATAAAAACCGTAAGCGTTGAAACCACAATGCTTAGCGATATTTCGGCGCAAAAGCTTGCAACATATCTTGCTCGCAAAGATGCCAATCCAAGTACAACAATTTCTGAGATTAATTTTACGGCGTTGGCACTTGGTGCCCTATATCCGGATCTGTTAGAAACCGAATTATTGGATCAAGTAACCGTTAAAAGAACAACAGTTGATGGACGTAATTTAACTATTTATCTTGTTGTCGAAGGTATGCAGCATAAAATTACTCCAGATGACTGGAGCGTCACATATCAGACTTCACCAATGAATTCAATTCGATTAACGCTACCGTAAGGGGATAGAAAATGCCATTAGCTCCTCAGATTACTAATACTCCCGATGATATTCCAATTAAAAGTTTTGACATCAGTGCAGTTACTTATACTTCTTCAACAGCAACTTATACTGCAACTGCACATACTTTTGCTTCTGGAGATACTGTAATTGTTTCTGGAATTGCTCCAGATGGATATAACGGAACTTTTGTTATTACTTCTATTGCAACAAATACATTTACAATTGCTAATACAACAAATGTTGCTATAACTGATGCCGTGGGTAATGCATATTCAGTTGATAATACTGATTATGATTTATCAGATACAGATCGAGTTTACAAAACAAGCAATGAAGATGTTGTGGATCTAACCGCTGCAATTGATGCAAATGCAACCGCTGCATATAACGCTGCAATTTCCGCGCAAGCTGATGCTACGGCAGCTCAATCTTCAGCATCAACGGCATATTCCACGGCCGTAGCAGCAAACACCGCTGCAAGTACCGCGCAAAGCACTGCTAATGGTAAAAATAAAGTTACTTATTCAACATCAACTCCAGGATCAACGTCAAATGCAGTTGGTGATATCTGGTATCAATACGGAACGTCTGGCGTAAATAATGGTCGCGTCATTGCTCAATACATGGGCGCTGGCGGTACTAGTTGGACTCAAACTACTGTTTCAGGTCTTGTTGTTGCAAATATTGATGCTGCAAGTATTACAACCGGAACATTGGCCGTTGCTCTTGGAATCACCGGAACTAGTGGTAATTTTTCTGTTAATGCGGTTACGGGTGCGCTCAATGCTACAAGCGCAACAATTAAAGGTCAAGTAAATGCAACATCGGGATATTTTGGTGATGGTACTAATGGTTATTCAATAACTTCAAGTGGTCTTACTGGTTTAGGATCTGGTGTCATTATTGGCGGTCAGATTCAAACAAGTACTGGAAATGAAGCTGTAGTTCTTGATGGATCTACTAATGCAATTAGATTTAAGTCTGGTGGAAGCTACGTTGGAAATATAGTTCCTCTTAATGTTGGTGGATCTGCTTATGGATTACTTATGCACTATGGATCAACTCCGGACGGCAGCGGTGGTACTCGTCCACAAATGTATATTGGATCTTCAAACTGCTCAATTTCAGCAAGCTCATCTTTTAGCATTGGTGTATCAACATCTGCTATAAGTTTTAATGGCGCAACGTATGCAAATAGCAATTTTTATGTCCCAAATCACACAACAACCGCTTCCGCAGCAAATGGTTATGTTAATTCTACAACTGGTTTATTAGCTCGATCTACAGCGTCTTCTCAAAGATATAAGCATGATATTACAAATCTTGTTGATATTCCAGAATTAGATCCTAAAGCTTTATACAATTTACCAGTTAGAGCGTTTAGATTTAATAAAGATTATCTTCCAGAAACAGATGATAGATCAGAAATGTTAGTTCCTGGATTTATAGCTGAAGAAGTTGATGCAATTTATCCAGTTGCAGCTGATTATGATAATGAAAAAGTTGAAACTTGGAATGATCGTATGATTATTCCAGCTCTTCTTGCCCTTATTCAAGATCAAAATAAGCGCATTAAACAACTAGAGGGGAAATAAAATGCCGTACCACGTTGGGGAACCTAATTCATATGGATGCAGTGGATTCCCGGTAGTTAAAGATAGTGATGGCACCGTTATGGGTTGTCATATGACCAAGCAAGATGCAATAAAGCAACTTAAGGCTCTTTATGCCAATGAACCAGATCTAAAGGGGAAGTAAATGGATCAAGAAATTGATGCTCAAGAGGTACTCAAGGGAATGAGAGAAATCATTGGATCTCAAGCTCAGGAAATTGCCGTCTTAAAAGCTTTACTTAATAAATCAACCACTAACTAGAACGGGCAACCGCGCAAATGGCAAACGTCGATACAGCAACCATCATCTATTCATATTTCTTTGTAATAGGAGCCTTGCTCGCTGGTATGGGAATAATTGCAAAACATGCAATCAAGACTCACACCGAACACATTGAAGATAAACTGGCTCGTATTGAATACGCGCTGTATAACGATGGAAAAACTGGACTTATTAATAAAGTCGAGGAATTGCTCACTAACCAACAGTGCATCAGAATTGATGTCGAAGTTATGAAAGCGAAAATTGATGAACGCTCTTGATGTTCTAAAAGTGGCTCAAAGCAAGATCGGCACTGTTGAAGGCGGCGGATCTGATGGCAAGTCCGGCAATATTGTCTGGGTTTGGGACTGGTGGAAATCAGTTACTAAAGCTAACCTTCAAGGATCACCCTGGTGCGCTGGGTTTGTTTCCTGGTGCTTTGCTCAAGCTAATCTGAGTGCTCTTGTGGCAGCCGAAAATTCACACGGTTTTGTTAGCACAATTAATGGATTTAATTGGTTTAAGAAAAAGGGTCAGCTGATCGATCCTAAAACAGCTCAGCCAGGGGACGTAGTTTTCTACGACTTTGAAGGCGCAGGTCACCCTGATCATGTGGAGCTGGTTGAATCTAACGGAAAGACGTTCCTCACGACTATTGGCGGAAATACCTCAGCCGAAGGCGTCAAAGGATCGCAGAAGAACGGCGGCGGTTGTTATCGCCGGAAACGTGTTCTGGATAAGACCATTATTGGCGTCGCCCGCCCGGCGTGGCCAGCAAGTAAATAAGGAGAAAAACATGGATCTAAACAAAATCAAAAAAATCGTTGGCACTTATGTTGTCATCGCATTGCCTTTCGTAACAGCAGCGTTCGCTACAAACGCGCCGTTGACTGTTAAAATTCTCTCTATCTTGTCAGGTGTTCTAGGGGTTACCGTACGCGGTCTTAATCCTAAAGATCCTGCTTTCGGTGTGGTCACTGTAGCTAAGGCTGAAGTGGACGCGCAGATTGCAAAAGAATCCGCCAAGAAAACGAAGTAATTTAACCGATCAGGGGGACATTCTTCTAATGGAAGAGAAGGAAAAGCGAAAGCGCTGTAAATACTGCGCTCGAGTTAAAGCCTTCTCTGAATTTGGTCAGAGTTCCCGGGAAGCTGATGGGCGCCGATCTCAGTGCAGAGAATGCCGAGAAAAGCAAAGAAAAGCCGTCCGGCAAGCTGACTATGACGCTCTTCTGATCTTCCAGGATCATAAATGCGCCATTTGCGGAGTTCCGGAAGAAGTTCACGGAAAACGCTTTAGCGTGGATCATAATCATGATCTTTCGCAAGATGCGGTTCGCGGGTTACTATGCGGTCAGTGTAATACTCTGATCGGCATGGCGGAAGACGACGTCCAGATCCTTCAGGCTGCAATAGGATACTTAAAGCACCATAGCATTAAAATCATCGAAGAATAGGGGAAAATATGGACAGGGGAGAAATCCTAAAGGTGGCTTCGGATCTGATCTACAACGACCGCGAAGCTGAGTATGGAACACCGCAGGAAAACTTTTATCGGATCGCAAAGCTCTGGAGTATAGTTTTGGAAACTCCAATTACTGAGCATCAGGTTGCCTTATGCATGAATCAGCTGAAGGTTGCTCGATTAGTTCAGTCTCCAGATAAACTTGATGGCTGGATCGACGGCGCGGCTTATATGGCGATCGGCGGCGAATTAGCTACACAGGAATAAAAAAAGACCGCTTACGGCGGATCATGGCAACCCCTTCTGTCCATGATCTTGATCGTAGGCGGTCTCTTTTTTATTGCTTGGAAGAGTAATACTCCTCCAATTGGCGCTGACGGGCGCGTTCGCATATGTAATTAAAGATGTTTTTGACTGCTCTTGGGCCAGCAAAGATTGTTGTATAGACCAAGATCAGAAACGTCCAGGACTCTAAAGGCGACATTGGGAACATTTACTTCTCCTTATGGTGTTGGCATTGGCTTAATGGATACAAACAATCACCGCAAATTACTTCTTTTTCATTGCTCATAGCTCAGATTTACCCTTTGCTAGGAACTTGTAATAGTCAAAATTAGGATTTACCAGGGCAATTTGATCCGCAATGATGGTCGTAGCCAAATCTATGGCAATTTCCGGAGTGTAAAGTCCGGATTGGATCACGCAAGATTTTGCCAAACTCAATGCTCCAGCGATTAATTCATAATCTTTTCTAGTCATAGCCATGTTTATGCCTCCTTATGCATGTTCATATATTCGTAAAAGCTGTAAATCCGGCGCGCAATTTCAAGATCAGATCCGGATTGAACGTATTCAAACACTCCTTCACCGTCTTCTCCAAAGCAGAAATCGTCAAAATTAGCAACATTCTTATTATCTTGAACAAATCCTGGACCCGCAGCAACCGGATACATGCCATCAGCGTCAGGAGTTCCGACGTAAATTGTCATGCAACCGCCACCGGTGTGCCACATTTCAGCATTTACTTCCGGATCGATCTTCTTAATTTCTTCAAGAATTATGTCCATGTTGATCATTATGCAACCTTCATTTCTTTAGCAGCAAGTTTTACTGATGAATTAAATTGGCGCTGAGTACATTCTGAATAATCAATTCCAATTTCTTCTTCCATATAATCCTGAACCTTTTTAGCTTCTTCAATAGAAATATTGAGAAGTTCAGCAATTTCTTTTGTATAACCGTTCATGTTATTACCCTTCGTTATCAGCTGATCCCGTCGATCAGCTTCATAGGATCATTCTACTCCCATGGAATAGAATAAGTACACTATTTCAGCAAATTCTTTTACGTGTAAAAATTGGACATTTTGCCCTATTTTGCCTAATTTTGACTTTTTTCAAAAAAGGATCTAAATCTGCTCCCGGATCTGTTCCCGTAGTGTAGCTTTATCCTTATCGATCCGGACGAACGGGAAGGATCGGAAGGGGAAACAAATGTTAAAAGTAGGTATGGCAGTCGAAGTTACTCATATTAATGGAACTGAGTTTGGTGGAATTGAATCAATCAATTACAAGAGCGGAAAAGTTCTTGTAGCTTTTGGTTCAGGATCTTCATTAAATTTCTGCTCTTTCAACATTGATCAGGTTAAGGCGGTTGCATAATGTCAACATCACGTCGAGTACGAGTTGTTCTAGAGAATAATGAATATGTTTTAGTTCCAAAGTATTTAGTCAAAGATATGGTCGGAATTGACGAATCTGGAAATCCAATTGTTCGTGAAACTGAAGCGCCATTTGCTGGAAAATTGATTGGATACACAAATTGCTGCGGATCTTCCGCAAAAGGTTGCGATGGATATATTGGTTGTCGCGATTGTTATCGCGAAGTGGAGTCATATCTTGGCGCTCCAATACCTGAATCTTACGTTTATTTGAAAGTGAAGGCGGCATAATGTCATATACTCTTACTGAACTGATTGAAAAGCTTCAAGATTTGGCGGACGAATATCCGGATCTTGCGGATCAAGAAGTAAATGTCGCATATCAGCGCAGCTATCCACTCGCCGGGTTCATTTCAGCAGTAACTATTGTGGAAACTGATGATGAAGATTCTGACGAATGCGAATGTCCATCAACAAAAGAGTGCGAACATTGTCCTGAACCAGCAATTTGGATCGGAATTAGTGATAATTCTAGCGAACCATATGCTCCAAAGGCGGCTTGGCGCGAGTGACTATTGAAGATCAGTTAAAACATTGGCACCGTGAGGTCAGAAATCACTCAAATTCGGTGACCAAGAGTAAAGAAAAGTTCCTTGAGGTGATCCTTCGGGCCAGAAATCATGGCATGACATATGCTGAGATAGCTGAGATCCTGAATCTTTCCACTTCACGGGTGCAGCAATTGGTCCGCCAGAGCGATGGTCGAAAACGATCCTCGCGATGAGATTAAATTGGACCGAATATGCCCTTGCCCTGGCAGAAACGGCGGCTCTTCGCAGTGAAGATCCGTGGTTGAAAGTCGGTGCGGTTGTACTCAGACCGGATCGATCAGTGGCTAGTATTGGATACAACGGCGCGCCTTCTGGCGTCTCGTTGAATTGGGACGATCGCGAGTCCAGGCGTCCTTATGTAATCCATGCTGAAGCAAACGCACTTCGGTACGTTACGCCTTCAGACACACGCGGCGGACTTCTTGCGGTAACGCATCGGCCCTGCATGAATTGCCTTCCGCTAATCTCAGCTTATGGCATAAAAGAGGTCTTCTATTTAGGAGAAATCAACCAAGAAACATATCCACCAGATCAGCTTAATAGGATTGCAGATCGATTGGGTATCCACGTAAAGAAGTACGAAGGGGAAATAAATGCTTGACATGATTTTCGAACGTCAGTCTCAGCTCCAGCGCGAATCTTTTGGAATAGATCCGCATCGCATGGACGATGAGACAAGAAATCAGTTCATTAGGGATATGGTCCTTGCGGCTACCGATGAACTCCATGAAGCTTTAGCTGAAGTAGGTTGGAAGCCGTGGGCAACGTCCCGGCACCTGAATCGAGACGCTTTTGTCGGCGAATTGGTTGATGTCCTGCACTTCCTAGTCAATCTTTGGCTTGCTGCCGGAGCTACAGCGGAAGAGGTTGAAACTCGATACCTTGAAAAAGCCAATCGCAACATGATCCGCCAGAATAAGGGTTATGACGGCGTTTGGGGAAAGTGTACCGAGTGCGGTCGAGCTATGGACGATCCTGGAGTTCTTTGTTCTGCCGAAGAAGGCTGCGATCAATCTGAGGACTTTGGAAAGGATTGCGTATGATCACGATCCTGGAAGGCGTTGATGGAACGGGAAAGAGTTCTCATGCGGCATGGTTGGCACGAGAGCAGAACGCTCGGATTATTCACGCTGGAGTTCCCACTCATAGCCACTGGTTTGATGAATATATTAAGCCAATTGTTGATGTTGAAGAAGAGCAAAATCTGATCTTAGATCGCTGGCATATGGGAGAAATGATCTGGCCCACAATCTTTGATCGTCCGTCAATCTTCAAACGTCCAGAATCCTTTAAATTATGCAATGCCATGATTGAAGAATTGGGCGCTCGTTTGATCCTTGTTTACCGCGACATTGATGCTATATCAACGACTCTTATGTTGCGCGGTGAGCAGGATCAAATTGATAATGTGATCAAAGCTCAGGATATGTTCATGGATTTAGCGGATCGTATGGACAATATTGAAATCATTAATTCCAACGACCTTGAAAGGGATTTTCCAGATGTACCTAGAACTTGATACTCCGTCCGAAGTGGTTGAATCAGCTATTGGCATGTGCTTGATCCATGGGGACAAAATCTCTCCTCGGGGTCAGGATACTCAGGAACTTACTAACGTCACTTTTAAAGTTCACCGCCCGTGGTTGATGCCTTATGAAGTGAAGTACCGGGAACTCAAGCCTTTCATTGGCGCGGTTGAAGCTCTCCAGTTGGTGGGTACTACCGTGGCACCGGAATTGGTGGTCTCCGGATCTAGTGTCTTTGCTAATTATCTGGACGGCGGTGTCTTTCATGGCGCTTATGGTCAGCGAATCTATGGACGCCTTGAAGCTTTGGTCGATCTGCTTAAATCAGATCCGGACACGCGTCAAGCGATTCTGACTATATTTGACTCAAAGCAGGATCTTGGAGCTCAGGTTAAAGATATTCCCTGCACTCTAGCGCTTCAGTTTTTGATCAGAAACGGATCTCTTTGCATGAGAACGACCATGAGATCCAATGACGTTTGGCTTGGTCTTCCCTACGATTTGGTCCAGTTTGCTGCCATGCAAGGCGCGGTTGCAAAAGCTTTGGATCTGCCGATGGGTTGGTATTCTCACTCAGTCGGATCTTTGCACTTATACCATAGAGACATTGAGAAAGCTGAGCAATTGCGGGCGATTGATGATGGAACTTGGGATTATGAACCACTTTGGTCAAAAAATACTATCGAAGAAATAAGTTTAACCGCAAGAGCAATCCTTTATGGGTGGCAAGCGAACCTTTATCTGCCAGGATTGACCACCTTCGAGCACTGGCTCGAAAGTGCTGTCTATCAAGCTCGAGAACGGATCGTATGAGTCAACATCGGAAACATCGCGGCTATGCAACTCAGAAGATAGTTGCAAACTATCTTGCTGATCATGGTTGGCCCTTTGCTGAATCTGCCGGTGCAGGTCGACAAGGGACGGATGTAACCGGGACAGTAGGAATTGATTGGGAAGTTAAAGCTCGCAGGGGATTTCCAGTCACGGAAGCTATGAATCAGGCTGCCGAAAGAATTGCCGAAGGGATTATCCCTGTGGCGGTACTTCGTCCAGATGGATTCGGACCTGCATCAATAGAGAAATGGCCAGCGATCGTCCCGCTTAAAGTCCTCGTGGAACTCCTACGAGACGCGGGTTATGGCGATCCAAGATCAGAAGGGGAAATAAATGGCAAGGAAGAATAAAAAGTTTTTGGAGGAGAGTCACGATCTCTTTACGACGGCTCACGATGAGCTCGTTCGTAAGGCATCGTTCTATCTCCCGGACCCATCGGCGGATCGAATCCGTCAAATGTTGGTGTCTGTGGATCGTGATATTTTGCTTGCAGATACTCAACGAGATGCCAATGTGGCTAAGGATCTGGAGCACACAATGTTCACAATCGGAGTCAAATCTTTAGCAATGGTGCTTGCACTTCGCGGCGTAGCTACGGCGGACGACAATGACTAGTCCAGCGCTTGCGGTTACTGTCGGGACTGGACGAGGTTACTCTCACCCGATCAGCGGACAAGTTGTTCCTTCGGTAACAACTGTTCTAAACGTTCTTGATAAACCTGCGCTCCCTCGTTGGGCAGCCAAAGTTGTTGCTGAATTTGCGGCAGCTAATAAGAATTCATGGATCAACCTTCCGGACGATGCAGCAATCGACATGCTCAAAGGATCTCCCTGGAGAACTCGCGACAAGGCGGCAGCTGCCGGAACTGATGCTCATGAATATTGCGAAGGTTTATTGCGTGGAGAAATTGACATTAATTCTCCGTTTGATCCTCCCGGACTAGGTGAAGCCGCAAAAAATCTTCGTTCAATTCTGAAGACCATCAAACCGCAACCGCTTTCCATCGAAGGGACTGTCTGGTCTCATTCAAATGGTTATGCTGGAAGCTTTGACGGAATTCATATTATTGATGGAGAAGTTACTCTTGTGGATCTAAAAACATCAACTGGAGTTTACCCGGACTATTCCATTCAATTAGCGGCGTATAAATATGCTGATGTAATTTTGCGCCTTGATGGGTCAGAAGTACCGATCCCTCCAATTACTCGTTGCCAGATCTGGCATGCACCAAAAGAAGGAAATGCGTCCGTTGTAGACATGGATGTAACCGAAGCTGAGTTTGGCGTCTTCAAAGCGGCTTTGGAAGTCTTCAAATGGAAAGCTGATCGATCCAAATCGGTTATGGGTAAGAAGCAGAAAATATAAGCTTGCACATGCAAGAAACAAACAAAGAAAAAGAAAGAAGGGAACCATGTTCGAACAACCAAAATCCGGCGGCGGATTCTTTAAGCCAGCGGATCACCAGGGACACCTTGTCCTCTTTACAGCCGTCAAGTCCTCTAATCGTCGTTACGACGAACTCCGTAAAGGTGACATTGACGAATTCACCGTTGACTTCGTCGATCTCGACGGAGATCAGCAACTCAATGTCGATGTCAAAGTCGGGCACGTTGGTATCACAAACAAACTCTCAGTTGGATCAAAGAACGTCCTTGCTCGTGTTGGCACCGTCGACACAGGTAAGGGAAATCCAGCTTGGGTCCTCAACAACTTCCAAGATGCTGACGTTGCTCGCGCTCAAGCGTGGGTTGAAGCGCAAGCGAAGAAGTCTTTTGCTCAGCCAGCTGTTGCAGCCGTTCCTGCGACAGCGGCGCCGGTAGCTACAACACAAGGCACAGCAACTGCTGCGGCTCCAGTAATGGATCAAGCAGCAATTGCTTTGTTGATGCAGCAACTAGGAGCGACTCCGGTCAATCCAACGTTCTAATCCGGCAGTGAGGGCCAGTATCAGAGGGACTGGCCCTCACTCTTTTTTCTCAGAAGGGGGAAAAATGAAACTACTAAATATCATTAAAAAAATTGAACACAAGAAAGCAATCCGTAGAAACAACCAATGGATCGAGTTACTCAGATCCATTTATGAATCGAGGAAATAATGCAACGCCTAAATCATCGCTTTATCGTGACGCTTATGGCGTTCAGTTTAGTCTTTTTTACTGTTGGAACTTTTGCAGCTAAACCAAATGAAAAAAAGATTAAGATTGAACAACAACGTGATTTAACTCTTGAATTTGTTACAGCTTCACAAGCTAGTTTTCAGATGAATGAAGCGCGTTACCTAGCTTTTCAACTACTTACAACGCCGCAATTTAAATGCTTGGATTACGTTTTAACCAAAGAATCCCACTGGAACCCTTTGGCAAAGAATCCAACAACAAATGCGCGCGGTATCGGTCAGCTTCTCGGCTCGACTTATCGAAATATTGGTATGAAATACTCCACAGATCCGCGTTCTCAGCTGATTGCTACGTTAGCTTACATCTCCCGATGGTACGGATCGGCGGGACCTTGCGGCGCTAAGGCGCACTGGGTAAAGCACAATTGGTATTAGGAGAATCATGTCTCAGATAGATTCAAATGAATTTTATACAATTCATGATCCAACATGGATGTGTTGCGATGAAATTCAATTTAAATATTACTGCAAAGCGCATAATAAAAAAATGGGTTGCTACTATTGCGAATTTGACTATAGCCAACCATGTGATCACGAGGAGGATCATGCCAACATATGATTTTAAATGCAACGCGTGCGGCATAACCGTTGAGGTTTTTGCCAACGTTGACGATCAGGCAGCGCCAAAGTGCGACTGCGGAGAAATGATGCAGAAAGTTTACTCTGCACCAGGAATTGTTTTTAAGGGAACCGGTTGGGCCGGAAAGGGGAATTAAGAAATGCCAGGATTTTCCATGAAGGGGTCTGGGATTTATTCTGAGACCATTACTCGCGAAATCATATGCAAAGAATATTGCTATGAATGCGATGAGGAAAGCATGACGTGCAATGCGTCATGGGACGAAGATTTTGAAACTGATGATTGGGGTAACGTTGATGAAAAGGTTACTTGTAAATCATGCAATCATTCGTTCACGTTCAAGGAAGAGCTAGAATGATGCCTGAACCAGAAGGATCAATACAAGGTCCATATGAGCAGGCAGCAAAAGAATATCGGGCGCTTGGTTGGCTTGATGTTCTGCCACTTCCCGCAGGTAAGAAGTCTCACCCGCCAACGGGATTTACCGGTAAGCGATTTGCGCACGTAACACCTGACGACGATCAGATCCTGAGTTGGATCAAGAATCGCGGATCTGGAAACGTAGCTCTTCGCATGCCAGCAAACGTTTTGGGTATCGATGTTGACGCATATGGAGACAAAGCCGGACTTCAAAGCTTGACACAAGCCATATCAAGTTTCGGAGCGCTTCCAGATACGTGGCGCGTTACCTCTCGTGATGATGGCACTTCCGGGATCAGGTTTTACCGAGTTCCAGAAGGTCTGCAATGGCCCAATCAGGTGGGACCGGGAATTGAAACAATTCACCGAGGTCATCGATATGCGGTTGTTTGGCCCAGCCTTCACCCTGAGGGAAGAGTTTATCGATGGATCGGTCCCGGAAATATGAGCCATGTCGGCCCGGGTCCTTCTCCGATGATCCTTCCTGAGTTACCAGCTACGTGGGTTCATGGACTTACACGAGGTCAGGTTGCTCTGCCAGCCACCGAAAGAGCTGACAGCAACGCGGAAGAACTCGCGGTCGCTTTTGCTGAGTGGTGCACGGCGGGAATGCCTTGCGGCTTGGTTCATAGAAAACTTGATGAACTCAATGACGCCTTATCGGGTCGACTTGGATCTCGTCATGATGCTGTACGTGATCTCATGTTGGGACTGTTGCGTCTTGGTCAAGTCGGACATCTTGGTGTTGGTTACGCATTGCAAAAAACCGGAAACGACTTTGTCATGATTGTTGGCGCTGATCGTGGAAATCATGAAGCTGAATTAGAGTGGAAGAGAATGTTGCTTGGCGGCATTTCCATCATTCTTGCAAAAATGCAGCCACATGAAACATGTCATGGCAAAGACTGCGATGGCAAACTTAAGGGAATGGAATTTAGCGTTGAGCAATTTCTTTCTCCGGTTGATTCTGCTCCAGTAGTAGATCCAACAACGGGTGAAATTCTTGAATCTGAAGAAGTTTCTATTTACGCTGATCTCTCTTGGCTGCTTTCAGGTAAAGCTCCAGAAATTGATCCGCCAACATGGGTTACACGATCCGACGGCGCATCGCTTTTTTACCAGGGAAGAATCAATGGTGTCTTTGGCGATCCTGAGACAGCTAAGTCATGGCTTGCCATGTGCGCCGTTGTTGAAGGATTACACAAGAATCGCAAAGCGGTTTATCTGGACGTAGACCATAACGGATCGGCAGAAATTGCTACTCGTTTGGTTGCTCTTGGTGCTCCGATTGCGTGCGTTGCTAATCCTGATCTCTTTCGTATTGCTGAACCCGAAGACATTATCGGGCTGAGACAATTCATTCAGGACATGCTGGAGTGGAAACCAGAAATTGCAGTCGTTGACTCACTCGGTGAAATCGTTCCAATGTTGGGACTGAAATCCACAGATAACGACGACATCACCAAAGCTATTCGTGCGGTCTGCAAACCTCTGGCCCACGTTATTGGTGCTTGCGTGATTACTATCGACCATTTACCAAAGGGCGTTGATGCTAGATCCTCAGGTTATGCGATTGGCGGTACTGCAAAGAAACGCGCCGTGGATGGGACTTACTTATCTGCGGAAGTTTTACTTGCTCCTGCTCCCGGAAAGCTAGGAAAGATCAGTCTTTCAATTGAGAAGGATCGCAACGGCGGACTTCGATCAGCATCACCAGGAAAACATGCAGGAACTTTTGTACTTGATTCTCAAGAAGAAGGTCGTACCAAGTGGCATATTGAAATGCCTACTTTGTCTCATGATGGTCGCATGCGGCCAACGCTCTTGATGGAACGAGCATCTCGTTTTGTTATTGAGTGGACCGGAGACGATGCGCCAACAAGAAATGAGATCGTCAAGGGAGTAAAGGGTAAAGATTCAGCGGTTGGCTTAGCCGTTGATATTCTTGTTGAAGAGGGTTATCTCTCTGAGACCAAAGACGGTGACGCAAAAAATTCTGCGCGTCGCTTCACGTCAATTAAGCCATATTCAAGTTCGCTTGATCCACTTTCAGATCAGGCACCAACATCACAATTTACTCAACCAGGGGGAAGAAATGACTTATACTTCGATTGATTGCCAGTCGTTTGCAGGTGGATTTACGCTAGGAACCAAGCTCGCCGGTTTTGACATTATCGGTAAGCGTGAAGCTGTCGGCGGCTTTGGTGTCCCGGCTGTTGAAGGTAACAAAAAGTTACTTGGGGACTTTGAAATTGAAGTCGGGACTCCAGATTCCTGGACACCGCTTAAAGCCGATCTGGTCTTTGGAAATCCTCCGTGCTCAGGCTTCTCTAACCGATCCTCAATGGTTCGAGGACTCAATGCCGATGGAGTTATCGAACGGATCAATTACACGGGTTATTCAGCTGAGCCAAATCAATGCATGTGGGATCTAGTCGAATATGCTGCTGCTTGTGATCCTGAAATAGTGATCTTTGAGTCAGTTCAAGGCGCCTATAACAAGGGCCGAGACCTCATGCAGGATCTAAGAAATCATCTGGAGCTTAAAACAGGATCTAAATACAACCTTTTCCATGTCCTGCACGACGTAGCCAAGCTCGGCGGGGCGCAGGAACGAAAGCGCTACTTTTGGGTAGCTTCTAGGATCGAGTTCGGGGTAGATCCGGTCGAAAGATCAGCAACAACGGTCCAGGATCGCATCGGTGACCTTGAGAACGTTGCTCTAGGATCTATCGATGGTCACGTGATCGAAGATACTCCTAGAGGTCGCAGAGTGGCTGAATTGGCGTCCAAAATCCAATGGGATCCCTGGGAAGTCATCGGAACGGTCTATCAGCGAGCTATGGAAGAAGGCGTTGAATTATCCGAAGAAAACTGGCCCGATCATATTCAATCTGAGAAGCGCGTTACTCAGTTCGTCCCAAAACGCCTTGATTACTCCAAGCCGTCAAACGTTCTTGCAGGTGATTGTCTTTGGATGCAGGTTCACCCAACTCTGCCCCGGACTCTGACCCATCGCGAGATTGCTCGGCTATCGGGTTACCCTGATGAATGGTCATGTGATTCTTATATTCAGAAGAAAGCTCACTCTCGATTCTGGGGAAAGGGCATATGCGTTGAAGCTGGAAAGTGGATTGCTACGGCTGCCTACGATGCCATTTCCGGATCGGCTCAGCAATATCAGGGTGAACTGATCGGCGATCGTGAGTTTCTTATCGACTTTAGTAAGTCAAAAAAGGTCAAAAATGATCAAAAATAGCCTAGTTCCTCCCGCTCCTCCCAGTTCCTCCCAAGTTCCTCCCGGAGGAAGGTCTAATAACCCAAAAAGAGGTTCCTCCCGTTCCTCCCGTTCCTCCCTAAGAGGAGGAACGGAGAGGGAGGAAGCTCTTGGATTAGAGAATCAAGATTTAATCAAAAGCTCCTCCCGAGGATTTTCAAATGAGTGAACCCTTCAAGACAACAGCGGTACAAGAAACGATCTGCGCCAAATGCAAAGCGGTTGTTTGGCAATGCTGGGCTGGCGGGTTTGATGTGAAGCTGGATCGATTGCTTCTCTCAAAGTTTGAGGAACTCCAGATCCACCTGCAAGGCGGATCAACGTTTAAGCTCGTGATGACCATGAGAGAAACTACGGCGAAACTCCGACTTCTCCGGGATCTTCAAAATGGGATAAATGGACCGCAACCTTTGGTACTTTCTCTCCATGAATGCAAAAAGGAGAGCTTAGTCGATGCGCAGCTCCCGTTCTGAACTGATGACCTCGCTGATCGATGACGTGGCTCACCTAACCAAGGCTTACGATCACGAGGAGCCAATGGATAACGGTAAGACACACGTTTCTCGCCATCAGAGTCTGCTTAGACAGCTTTGGGACGAGGTTCATGAGTCTACGCCTAGCTCTAACGCTGACGGATCTTCTAAAAGGCCCCAGGCGGGTTCTAGGGCACCGATCACCGATGAATTGATGGAGTTACTGATCACGGCGGATCGTTTAAGCATTAATCTGGTCATGATGTCCGGAGGGAAGCTTCAAACATCGATTGCTGAGAATTTTTACCAATTACCAAGCGCTCTTCTTCACGCGACTGATGAATTGGTGGATCATGTTTCAGGTCAGGTTGCTTATTATCGAAATCAGGTCGAACTGGCCCTTAATTGGAAAGAAAAGCCGCGCAAGATCAGTCGAGCGTGTCCTCTTTGCAATATGAGCAACGCGATTACTGTCCAGATGGATCATTACGGTCCAACGTCAGCTAAATGCACAAAATGTCATGCTGAGTGGGATAAGACGCAATTGGGACTCCTGGCAGGATCGATGAAGAAACACCCGGACTAAGCAATTGTGCTTGATTTGTCCAATTGTGATATAAATGTCCTCGGCGAGGTGTCTGTTGGGGAAGGCAGCCCTCGCCATTACCTTTTCAGGGAGATCCGATGACAACGTTGATTGCTTACCAGCATGATGATTGGTGCATGATCGCTGCGGACTCTCAAACTTCTTTTGGCAATTTAAGAGCTGATTGCTCGCCAATGGGAAAAATTGCAATTAATGGAAAATACTTAGTTGCAGCAGCAGGAACAGTTCGCGGAATGAACATTATTCAACATTCATTTCGTCCACCTGCTCCGCCAAAAACAAATCTTGATTCATTTATGGTCAATAAATTTATTCCTGCATTAAGAAAAACTTTTGTTGATTCAGGATATGAAATGAAAGAAAGCGGAGAGATCGCTTCTTTTGATAATGATTTAATTGTTGCAGTAAATGGAACAATTTATTTTGTTGATGAAGTTTATGGATTAGAACGCAATAAAGAAAATTTACACGTCACCGGGACGGGACGTCAATTAGCTTTAGGCGCAGCTGTTGCTCTAGGAATTAATGAAGTTGATTCATTTGAAGAAGCAACTGAAATTTTAGAACAAGCGGTTAAAACAGCAATTAAATTTGACATATATTCAGGGGATGCAGTACAGATTGCGATCCAGCATAAAGATGGTCGCACCTATATTGCATTACTTGACGAAGAGTAATCATGCCTAAGATGGCATGCCTTACCTGCGGCATACCTACTGCAAGAAGCAGATGCGATAGATGTCAGGCAATAAGAGATGCAGATCAACCACCACGCATACGCGCTACAGCGCAGCAACGCGGCTACGATTCAGCATGGACTAAGATTCGATTACAAGTCCTAGCCCGCGATGAATGGGTGTGCTATATCTGCGGCAAGAGACTGATCGGTAGAGATGCCACGGTTGATCATGTGGTAGCGCTAGCTAATGGTGGAGCAAGACTAGATCCAAACAATCTGCGCGCGTGTTGTCTTAGTTGTAATAGTAGAAAGCAGCATCGCTAATTGATGCTGATCTACCTGATCTACGAGGGCCAGGGCATCAAGCAATACCATGTATCACGCAGATAATAAATAAAATATACGCAAAAACATTTCCATTTTTTCTGAATATAAC